CATTGCCTAAATTTCCATTAGAAAAAGGATTTATCGAAGTATTAGGATAGTAAAAAAATATACCTCCTTGTGTTCCGTCCGAAGAACCTAAAAACACACTTGTAACCCCAAGAGTTTCTACGTTAGATATACTACTGCCTGCCGCACTGTTACCTTCACTAAGAACTTGTGAGAGCGTTGGTGTGCTTAGAATTCCCGACAAATCAAAAGAAGTTGCGCTATTACTTAATCCTAAAGTTGTGCCGCTAAAAGTTAAGTCTTGTAACTCATTCGTTGTACTACCGTCCACTTCTGTAGTTAAATAACCGTTGTTGGCTACAAAATCATCTACTTGTGTTTCTGTTAGTTGGTTAGACTCCATTAAATCTACAAACTCGGTACCATTAAAATACCATAACGTTTTTGTAGTAGAATTACCAACCAATAAACCTTCTCTAGGAGAAGATAATCCGTTTAAGACTGCAGAAGGCAAAGGACTTAACAAAGTGCCATCTGTAGGTCCAGAAACATCTATTTGAGCAGAAAGTACTGCAGATAACAATAATACTATTGCAAAAAATATTTTTTTCATTTTATAACAGTTTTAAATGGTATTTTATTTCCAGTTTCATCTAATAAATATGCCGTATCTCCTTGTTTTACAATTTTTAATATTTCGGCATTTAAACTATTTTTTCTTGCTTTTTTACTTTTTAAATAGGTCTTTATTTTATCTACTAACAGTAGAAAAACAACTATACCTACAACTATATTGAATACTAATTGCCAATTCATATTATTCTAATTTTTCCTCCTGTTTTAAAGAATATTGCTTTATTAGCTAAACTTTCTACACCAGTAAAACCTTCACCAACTATAATTCCTTCTATCCATTCCGTTTTTGCTTCATCTACAAAGCCTTCTATTTTATCCCACTCTTCAAAAGCAGCAACATTTACATTACCGTCTCCTTTACGTACATACCAACTGCGTCCATTATTGTCCTGGAGATATAATCCCCTAGCGTGTAATTCTTTTAAAGCGGCTACTATTTCATTAGTATCTTCTGCTAAAATTTTATTCTTTTCTGGAACACTAGACAATGCTAACAGTCGTTCTGGAGTATCTTCTTTAGTTGCTATATTTAATGGAAATACGCTCATGCTATATGTTTTCTAAAAATGAAATTGGTAATTCATAAACGTAACCATAGGCCGCGGTTCCTTCAAAAAAACCAACTGGAAAAATAGAATAGGTGGTAAATTGAATCTGGCTACTTTTTTCGGTAGAACTTATACTTATACGCGGTTTTGCATTTACAAAAAAATCATTTCTTCCTAAGATTATTTTTTTACCGTCTGATAATTTTATTGCCAGGAACTTAATTTTTCTAAATTCCTCTATCCTTTGGGACCTATTCTTATCTAAAGAAGGCAACTTAATAGTTACTTTTTGCTTAAATAATATTCCAGAGCTATTTTGCGAAGTAGTTTCTTTAAAAGAGGCACTACCAATAGAATAATATACCTTCTTAAAATTTCCTTCAGATATATTGGTATTATAAAATGGCTGCACATCAAAATTACCCGAAGCAAATTCCTTTGCAGATAAATCTACCTGAATACCACATATATGCGGATTGTTATAAACACGATCTGATACTAGCATAATACCTATAAATATACGGCAAAATAGTCGATTTTGTGTATAATAACCTGTAACATGAACAAATAAATATTCTATATAGAATATTTGTGTATTCTAATAACTTTTCTGTAGCCTCTATCTAGTTGCTTTTTTTTTGTAACTCTGTAACTTTGTAACCGAAGGGTTTAACGCATTGATTATTAAGTATTTAAAAACTACAGTTTTAAGGATATAAGTTTTTATGATTTTTGTAGAAACTGTAACCTTTACTAAAGGTTACAGTTTTTTTGTAACCTAGTTAAAGATTTCAATACAAAACTGTAACCTTGTATATTAGTATCTACCGAGGTTTTTTGCTAATGGTTACAAAGTTACAGTTATTTTTTACTAGAAGAAGGGGGAGTATGAGGGGGTTAATGTATGCGATTAGGACAGTGGGTTCGTGTGCGTAAAAGATATAAGGTGTTGTAGCCTTAAAAAAGTCTACAACGCATAAAAAAACCACCTAAAAAGGTGGTTGGGGGAACGTTTGTATTTACTTGGTCTTAGTTCTCTAAAGTTTTATTTAGTGCAAGGATTCCTAACTGCAACTGTTTGATCCTTCGTCTGCAGTAAACCCAAGCGTTCTAGAAATGGAATATTACTCGCTCTTACAGGCTGCGTCATACTCCAGCTAACAGTCGATAAAAAAGCATGAAAAAACGCTTTTTATCTTGGTGTTAGCCACAATTTTTCACTATCCTATTTTCAGGTCTTATATTAAGTTTAGTGTGTATTTTTAAGGCTAATTCCCATTCTGTTTTTTTGATATCTTTATCTTGGTTTTGGTCTATTGTCGTGTTAAACCATTGTCTAATATGGTTCAGTTCTTTATCATTAAAAAAACTGTGGCTAACACTATGTATAACCAATGCTTTAGTTTCGGTGCTTTCCAAAGGTTTGTTTTTATCAGCCATAATTAAAGATTTTTCTTCCACCGCTTTTTGGTTGTAGAATTTTTTAAAATCTTCGTATTCAAAGTCTATTAGATTAAAGACATTTATATTTAGGTCATTTACTTGTTTTAAAGTAAGTGGTGTATAGCTATTAGCCATTAAAAGCATTATTGCACCAGTTTTTGCTTGGTATATATTAAAAGCACCGTGCCTTCTTCCATCGTTCACTTTATAAGAGTAATTATTAGTTTTCGCCATCGCTAAAAATCTTTAATTATTAATGTTAGTTTTTAATCCAAAGTTCAATCTTATCAACCGCACAGGTCATACATTTTAACGTTATGCACAATATTTTCAAAAAACCGCCCCACTGTTGCGTGCCATAAAAACGTTCCATATACTCGTATATAAAACATATTTAGGCTAATTGGTTGTCGCAATTAATACATCTTTCTCGTCGCTTATTTCAAAGTCGTAATTATTACAAACTTCTACGCCACAACTTAATTCGTAAACAATTGCAGTTTCTCTAACAACAAAGCCAGTTACTATTCTTGCTTTCTGTTCAACATCAGTTTTTAAATAAACTATCTGTTTTAACTCAAATTTGTTATCTACCACCATCATTTTAAGACTTCTATTCTACCATTGCTTAACATTTTAGCATTTTGTATCGTGTTTGGTTTAAATTGAGGATTATCTACATCAAACCAGTAACTTTTAGATGCTGTTTTTGCTAAAGAAGTCATATCCTTTCCGTCTTTAGATTCATGGTGTATTAAATACTTTTTACCAGTTTCCTCACAAATTCCGTGTAACTTGGTTTTCGCTATTTTTACTTTCATTTTAATTAGTATTTATTGAGTTATTCGCTTGCATATTAACTATTGCTAAATCTCGTATTTCTCGTATTTTATCAATCAACTTTCCTGCTTGTGGCGTAACATTAAAACCAAGTTCATTGTGTATAATGTCTTTACAACCCTCATAGAGTTCATCAAGTTTGTTAATGTCGTTTTCAAATCCTTTGTTTTGTACTATCATAATTTTATTTGTTTTTTTGCCCTCATTCTTCGGTCAGGCGGTTTTTTAAAAATACAGATGCATAACAATATGTATAATTAAAAAGGGTTTTCTAGCCCTATTTAAAGCTAGTATCTATAAGGGTTCTTTGGTTTTACGCTGTTTTTTCTGGTCTTTTTCTAGCCCTTTCAAATCATACACTAGTCGTTGGTGTAAATGACCTAAAGGCACGCAGTTTTACGCTATAAAAAATTATTTATATACTTTGCAATTTTCGTCTATACAGGCGTTTATTACTTTTTTAGCCGTAAAAGAAATATAAGCACCAGACCTCCACTTAATATACTCCCTCCTTATTTGAGGGTAAGTCCAATTATATTTATTTTCAGCTATATATTTTTTTACTTTTACTTTTTCAACTTCATTCATGATAATAATTTTTTAAGACTCCCAAACCGCTCATTTACACCAACGCTCCCTGTTAAATAAGCCTTGGACTATGTAAGTCTATACTTATTATATTTTGGGCTTGCCTTTAGATAACTAACACCAACAAGATGTATAGCAAATGAGGCTTATTTATGGCTCAATGTGAGGTTGCGATTAATTCATAATTATTTTTATTGTTAGCAATTTGCATTTTTTGCAAAGTGGTCTTCTTGTACTTGTAAATAAACCTCACTCGCCATACACAGGGAGCGTTATCAGGAATAACCTCAATGTCGCAAAAAGCTCCTTTCGCATACGAAAATTGAAACTCCGCAAGCTCCATTTCTGCCATTTTCTAATTCCTGATAACGAGGTCGGGTATCAAAAAAATAAAAGAGCCTTTCCCCTCGCTAAAAAGCTCACGGATTATGTTACTAAATCAACTATCCATCTACAGATTTGAATAACTCCAGATATTAAAACCAATACTATTACAACTAAGGCTAAATAATCGGGAAGCCTAAAATCCCACTTTCCATTCATCATAATATTTCATTTTTTTTTATAGTTTTTACTAAATATATATGACTCGAAATCTCACTTCGAAGACTTGTCAAAGATTTTAACAAAGACTTCTTCGCTTCTGTATATGTTTTAAAAACTTCTACATTATCAACTTCATCTGTAGTCTTTTCTACAGAACTTTCCATCCAACTAATCCAATTTACTTTATAATTAAATTTCATTATTTTTAAGTTATTAATCATCCTCCATTCCAAATTCATCAAGAGTATACCCCTTGTCTTCTATCCAATTTTTAAAAGTTATCCATGAACCATGTTCATTTAAAAAATTTTCAAATTCCTCTACAATTGCTTCTTTGTCCATATTTATATATTTAAGTTATTAATTCACGTTTCAATTTCCGTATGACATTACTCCAGATAACACAGCGTATATGCCAATTCTTGCGAGGCTCTTTTATTTTGTTGTCCGCTGCTAATCGTTCCCGAAATTCAAATGAAATTATTTGATTTCTACACGAACCGCATCGGCACATACCCGACCTCGTTAGCAAACAGCAGGTGCTTCTAACAGACCATAAAATGTATTATTACCACATATAGGGCAAACATATTCTTGCTCGTATCGAGAACCCCACTTGCTTGTTCTTTTTTTTAATTTCTCTTCATCTGTGCCTTTCCATTTACATTTCTTGGTAGTGCATTCGTATGCCTTTGGTTCTTCTCCTGATTTAGTGTATTTTCTTTTTGCCATAATGCCATTTGCTAACAACACCTATAAATAAGTGTCGGTAGGCTTTTTAAGGTTAATAATTTATCAATGTTTGTGTTGTGTCTGTTACGGTGGATTTCCTAACGGAAATCACACCTATTCATAGCCAAATCATTAACTGGGGCGTTGGCGCGCTTCATTTTTAATATAACTTATCAAATTGTATAAAATTAAAAGCAACCATGCAGGGCTTGTAATTACAATTATAAAAAGACCCCCTATTATTTTTATTACTCTATACATTATTTCCAGATTTTATAATAGTATTCATACTCAATCCTTAACTAACATGTTATCAATTTCTAAATAAGTGAAATCAATTCCTTGAACATCTACGAGAGTAACACCATGAGAACCATTTACTTCTAAAAATCCTTCAGATTGTTTAAAATCATTAATAACACCATGTATATTATGACTATTACATGTAGCAAATTCCATTGCTTGTAAACAATACAAACGGCCGAGCTCATCGTATGGACATAATTCCACATCATAATCCCAACTAAAAAACTGGAGTAGTATATTACATCCCTCTTTATCTAATTTATTTATATCTATTTCTAATGTTGCACTGGCATCGCCAAAATTGTACTCGTACTTATATTTTTTTATCATTTTTATACACTATAATTCCATGTTAATATTTCTTCTTTACGTCCTATTCCTCCAGAAACACCAAGCCTTTGCTCTATTTTTTTACTTTTCCAACCTAAATCCGATGTCATCTGAAACAGCTCTTCATTCTTATAAGAAGACAATAAAAACTTTCCTTGTAGTTTAGCCAATACCTTAAGTAACAAACTAAAATCCTCTTGATTATATCCTGCATAATGACCTTGTCTAGCTCCAACATATGGAGGGTCGCAATAAAAAAAAAGCATCTCGTGAATCCATGTCTGGAATTAATATTTCAGCCTTACGGTCCCTGATACTTACTTTATCCAAACGACCTTCATATAGTTTAAATTCATTTCTTCTATTATGAATGCTTATAGCAGGATGCCAATTATCTGTTTTATTACGAACCCACTGAAAACTTCCGGCAGCTTCTCCTCCGTAACTCATATTACAACTAACAAAATATGCCCAAGCTCTCTCTACAGAAGTATAGCCCTGTGGGTTATTGTAAATATATTTAGCTTTATTAAAAGTACCTTCACAGTGCAATGTAGCTTGTATTTGTAAAATCAAATTATTGAAATCAAGCTTCATTACCTTATAAAAATTAGTCACATTTTCATTTATATCAGAAAGAACTTCAATTTTACTTGGTTCTTTAGCCCAAAATAAAGTGGCACCTCCAGCAAAAGGTTCAATATATATTCTATGTTCAGGAACTAGAGGCAATATATAAGGCATCATCCTTACTTTTCCTCCGTAATATTTTGTTGGAGGACGCATTTTTGATTTCATTGTTTTCATCTATACACTATTAAAGTTTATTGCTACCCAAACCACATTGGTTAGCTTTAAAAAGTCTAAAAAATTGTATGGTATTCTACTGGCTAACTGTATGTGTATAAAAGCACATACAGTCATTTGAAACAAATACACCAGGAGAACTACTAATATTCTATGTATCATTCTTAATATTTTAAATTGGTCCAGTGAATAATATCTCCGGTATAATCCTGGTTAAACCAAAGAAAAAAATCTTCTAAAGAAGCAAAACCATCATTTAAGGCCAATTCTGTTGGGTCTGTTAACCAAACACCATCTATATATACTCTAGGAACAGCCCAGGTAAAACCATCTAAATCTTTATACTTTATTTTAATACTTTGGATAGAAACACAAGGAATTACTGGAGCAAATTGCACACGCCATTTGGTTCTATTAAATAAAGCAAAATGTATTGCGGTACCGCTTTTCCATTTTTTGTTTTCGTTTTTACGTATAGTATGTTTTTTTGGCCGTAAATCTTCTTTAGCCGCTACGGATAAAAAAGGATATTTAGAATCCATTAATTTATTCACATAATTAATCCGTTCTTCTTTTATTTCTTCCGGTAACGAAAGCCAAATGCGTTCTGGAAAAAAGGTGAATTTACCTTCCAATTCTCCCATTTTTTTTGACCATTTTGTACTAAATCCTAATGTCATAATTTTTATTTGTTATTTATCTTTTAATTCTGCCGTTTTGGTACAAATGGTTTTTCCTATTTGGTTTGCCATTTTTTCTAAATCTTGCCAAACAGAAAAGTATCTTTTTAATTTTTGATGAACCTCTGTAGCTGTTTGTTGTATTCTTTGTTCTGTCCCATTCATATTAACACTCCAATCCTTTGTTTTCTAAAACCTTATCGCAATCACGGCAACGTAGTTCTACTTGTTCGCAAGTACATGCTGCACTTTCTATTTTGTAATACAAATTGCTATGCTTGCAAAACAATTTTTTAATTTTACTCCTTACCCAATAAAGCATCTACTTGCATATTATATTCCGATTTTCCTAACTTAACCATAGCAGCCGCAATGTTTGTGCAGCCATTAGAAGTTGCAACCGCCATTCCTGCATCGTATCTATCTTCTATCTTAGGAGGTATTTTATTTCCATTGTTTGCGGATAAACCCAATAAACTTACAGGGACTTTGTTTCCGCACATTTTCATTGCCGCTAACTGTACTTTTGCATTATTAACCACCGCATTACTTACTCCTATTACCGAGGTAGCTTGCTCAGTTGTTACTTCACCAGTTTTAATACCTCTTAAAGTATCAAAAAGGATGGTGTTTAATTCTACTAAATCATTACTCTGTGTTTTTGCCATACTATTTATTTGTTATTTACTAATTTCTTTTTCTACAGATTTTATAATTTTCATTGTTTCTCTAAGCGCTATAGGCAGCTCAAAGTATTTTTTTCTATTCCTTATTAAGTTTTCTTTTTTAGAAATACATTCTAAATTCTCAATATTGCAGTTTAACGTATCTCCATTTTTAAAAACAACCATCATTCCTTCAGGAATAGAACCATGTACTTTTTTATAATTATATACATGCAATGCAACCCACTCCTTATCAGATATTTTTAGCCATTTGTAAGATGTTCCATTACTATCTTTCCTTATAGATATATGATGCTCTTTATAAATTTTATTGTGAGGAATATTTCCTTTTTTGAATTGTGTTTTTTTAATATTTCTAATTTGTGTTGCTGTTAGGTAATCTTCTTGCTTTTTTCCTTTATTCATTGGTACACTACCCACTTTATACATGCTTGCTCTTTTTCTTTGCTCTGCTAACTCTGAAGGGATAATTAAATTATTCTCTTTAAGAACTCGCCTTATAACCCCTTGTGACACTTTAAAAAACGCTGCCAATGTTTTAACTGGAATTTTTAAAAAATTATCTTTTAAAAATTTTATTTCTTTTTTATCAAAAATTACTCTATTGCCTTTTCCACGTTTCATTCTACATTTTTTTTGTTTCGGTTACAGTTTACTATCCTCGTTTTGTTCCCTTTCTTAAGCGACATTTAACTTTGGCTTTACCTTTTCTTCGTACAATTCCTTATACTTATCCAGCATTGCCTGAACCCAACCTAAAGAATCCGTAGCATGCTTTATCTCTCCTCTTTTTGGCTTCCCTATACGCTCGTACCTATTAAACTCGGAACTTCTATTAAACTCTACCTCTAAATAGTAATAGCCATACTGCAGCACCGGATATATTCTAATACCAGCTTTATTACAGGCAGCCATTATTGTATACTCTTCCCTTTTCATCTGCTTATTTCTCTAATTTTTAAATGCGCTAACGTGGGAACACATAATGGAACCTCTACACCTTCTTTTACTAAAAAAGCAAAACAACCACTTACACGCATCACTTCGTCTATATTTTTACAACCCTTAAATATTTTCTCTGTTTCAAATTTTGTATACAGCATATCTTAAAAATTATCATCTATGTTAGTATCCTCTTCTGTCCAGTTGTCTGGTTTTAACTCCGTTTTTTCTTCCCCTTTTTTTGTTCGGATATAAAAATGCTCTACAGACTCCCCATCTACCTTTTTTATAATTCTATTATTAGGTGCAACATCTGTAGGATTAAAAATCCATCCGTTATACTTTGCATATGCTTTTAAGGCTTTTTTGAATTTATTAGAAGTCCACTTTTTAATATTGGTATTTTTTTCAAAATGCCCAGTAGCATAAGCTTTACTTACCGCATCATCTAAATTTCTTTTATCTCCGTTGTCTTTTACTAAACTAAAAAAACCATCTGCCCAGGAATGGAATTGATCTCCCATTTCTTTTAAAAGATTTCGCTTCTCTACGTTTTCCATAGGAGGGTCTATTTTTCCTGTTTGCGACAAATAAAACTGAAGGCATTGTGCTAAGAAATTCAAAACTTTATTCCATTGTTTTTCATCAAAATCTAAAAACAACGATTTGCCATCAAAATCATCGGATATAATCCTAGTCTGGTTATACTCCCCATCTTTATTGTAGTGGTAATAATCCGAGAATACGACAAACAACAATCTACGTTCTAAAGAAGGGTCTAAATTATTTGGGGGAAAATTACTTGCAAATGCAACTTTAGGAGATTTAGCAAACGGAATTATATATCGCAAACCATTTTTATTATTCACATCTAAATCACCGGTAATGGCATTAAAGAAGAAGCCATAATCCATATACGCATGGCAATCATCTACCAACAAATAATCGGTATCTTCTGTTACGCCATGGTAAATAAAATCATCTTGCGTTTTTTTACGGTCCCTACCATTTATGTAATGGTTATCTTTTAATATATATTGAATAGATTTTAAGAAAACCGATTTACCACTACCCCCATGACTTTCTGATATATCTGCAATCTTATGATCCATTGCATAAGGTGCCCAGGGTTTAGCCGGATTCTTATATTTATGGAGCATATACCCCAAGGTGAAAATTTTATTTATTAGATGTAATTTTTGTTCTAATACTTCATCTGGAGAAAGATTAGGGCCCGCAATATTAAATTTGTGTTCTTGTGCATATTTTTCTGCAGCTAACTGTTGGTGCTTTCCAAAACCATCTTCTAAATCTTTTTTCCAATGCACCCTACTAGTATTTATTAGATAATTAAGAAATTGATTGTCTTTCTCTAGTATATCTATATCCCAGTCTCCGTGTGCGTCTTTTTTAATTTCAAAATGCGGTGTTTCTAATCGCACTTTTTTGTCTACCACTTTTTCTTCCCAGGACAAACACTTTACGTTTTCATACTTTATTTTCTCAATGCCATCAGCCGTAACTTTCCAAACCTCATTCTGAAAAAATAAATGCTGACTATCTTTATCTGCATCTGTAAAATCTAACTCTACATAAGGTAAGTTTGATAAGCTAGATTCACTTAATTGCGAGGTTTTGTAGATAACATCTTTTAAATCCTCGTTCATTCTGCGTTCTATAAGAAAATTGGTTACAAAACCTTTAACATCTACAGGACGAACAATTTTTACTATTCCATGGTGGGAACGTATCCACACATAACCTTCTTTACTGTTTTGGTTCTCATATCTTCCAAATCCGAGGTGCTGCAGGAAATGATATGCTCTAGTGTTTTTAAAAACATACTTAGTTCCTTGATCTGTAGTTATTTCTCCCCAGAATTTCATAGGAACCGCATCTTCTATTAAAGATTTTAGAAGCTTACTAAAAGAACCAGGAAACTTTTCGTTATAATAAGCCAGTACCAAGTCTTTTAAATCCTTTCTAGGATTCCCCCTCTTATCTCTAAACTTTAATAACGATTTAGGCAACCAAACCAATCGTATGTCTAAAAACTTAAGTCCCACTTGAATAGCTTGTGACACCCCTGTAGCATCTAAATCTGCTATGTAATAAATGGTTGCAACCATAGAAGATATATCCTTAAACTCTTTCCAATCTAAGTGCTCACTCTCACTATTTAACCACAATGGGAAATACCCAAAAGACTTTAAATTTAATCCGTCTGAACCTCCAGATACTAAATAACAAGCATCTACTTTTTTAGGAAGTTTACTTTTTTTACCATTATCTTGGTAGTCTTCTTCATACGCTTCTTTTATTCTGTTGTATTCTTTTCTTAACGCATCTAAACCGTGTATAAACTTTTTTGGTTTTTGGCCAGCATAGCGAAATCTAAACCCTTTATCTATATTTAATGGTTGGTAAATTTTCTGCCAAGTTTCGTGGTGAAAAGAAAAAATAGGATAGTTTTCTGTAGCTTCAGAAGTAATGACTTCCGTTTCTTTTATATAACTGAATGATTTTAAGCTTTTAAATTGAAAATCGAAGCAATGTTTATCCGTTACTTTAGGACCTATTACCGCTAATTCTTTCTCTGTGAAATCTTTAAATTCAAAAACATAAGTACCAGGAACTTCCTCTTCTGTTCTTTCCCTTTTGGTAATAATAGGTTTTGCTAATATGGAAGTAGATTTAGCTCCAGTAATACTAAAACGAGCGCCAAGCTCTGCACAGGCTTCACCAAAAGACAAGCCTTCCTCAAACATACATAGCTCTACTGCATTACGTTCTTTACTATCTCCACCATAATCCGTAACATAATACCACCCATTTTCTTTTTGTCTAATACTAGCAGATGCTGTTTTTTCATCTCTACGAGCTTTAAATTTTTTACTCTTTTTAGACAATGCATGCGGTGCATCTGGATAATAAATAGCTATTATATTTAGACCGCCCTCTGTGGCGTTCATTATATCTTCAATCTTTACGTAGCTCATTAATTTTAATTAACTGGTTTTAAAACCCCGATTACGGTCGGGGTTTTGGATTTAAAATAGGCGCCAGGTGTGTGTTCCAGCTGTCTAGGATTATCCTAGATAAAGTTTAGCCTTTGGGCTAGTATTGTTAATTCTTGTTTTGTTTGTATGTTTCCCAATTTTTTATACAACTTCTTTTTATATAAATGAAAAGAGCCAAGTGCTAATCCCATTTCCATGGCTATAGTCTCATTGGTATCATTGGTAGTAAGTAATTGAATAAGAGTAATATCTTGTGCTTCTAGTTTTTCATCATTTACAACAACCGATTTACACAAAACCCCTTCTGATGCACATTTACCACGTAGTGGACACGGCCACCACTCCCCTTCTTGAAGGCCATCTGCAGTTATATCTGCCTGATAATCCAATCCTCCAAAACGGCACTTTACAAATTGTTCTAAACGTTTATACTCGTTATTAGGAAACAAATCAAAAAGATGAAGCTTTAATTTTTTATCCTTGTCTATCTCCTCTCTAAGCGCTTCGATATACTTAAATGGAACTTCAGAAAAATCTATTGTTTTTCCAGAAGTAAGCGCCTTAATATTATTATCGGAAAGAAAAAACTCAATGTCATTAGTTAAAATACCTGGTAAAAGTCTGTTTTGATTTGCCATAATTCTATTTGTTATTTGTTATTTACTAATTCTGCAACCCTGCCTTTAGATTCTTTATTTTCGTGTGCCATCTCTGCCAAGACTTCTAACACAGCCCAATTAGTGGTTTGCCCACTTCTAATATTATTTATCATGCTTCTAGAGATACTAACCCCTTTTGTTTCTAATCTCTTTTGTGCTTCCTTAGAAAACACTTTTCCTAAATGTTTATCCAAAAAATCCAAGACCTCATTATGCGAATGCATATTCTTTTCTGTCTCTTTTTTAATTATCTTCGTCATTAATAAGCATTATTAAGCATTAATTGTCATCAAATATATTCTTTTTTGTCTATTACTTACAAAAGAAATATTCTTTTTTGTCTAATTTATAATTATTCTAAATATGGAATTCGGAGAAAAAATGAAGGAACTTATAAGCATTAAAGGGCTTTCCCAAAAACAGTTCGCTTTACAAATTGAAATGGACTACTCCCATGCAAATAAATTTTTCACAGGAAGAAAACCAAACATGGAATTTATTAGTAAGGTTTTAAAAGTATTTCCAAATGTTGATTTAAACTGGCTACTTACAGAACAAAGAGAAGACAACAACATAATGTTGGTTCAAGAGCCTAATACACCGTATATACCTAAGGAAGTAACTACTTATATCCAAAACATAGAGGAAAACATGAATAAATTAAAGAGTGTTTTGACACAAATATGACACAATATTTAACAATACATACTGATTATTAACCAGTTAGTTCTTTAAAAATAATCCTGTCGAGGTCACTAATTTTAGAATACAATAGGTAAAGGTGTGTGTATTAGCTAAGTAGCTAACTATATACACCTTTATTTTTATGATTTTATCACCTTCAGTCGCATTATTTGACACAAGAATTGACACAAGAAAAATTTTTGTGACAATAAAAACTAAATTCACCCTAAGAAACTACGTAAACAATCAAGGAAAGAGCCCTTTGTATCTTTTTATTTCTTCCCCTGGATCCCGAATTCGATTAAAATTGGATTTAGAATTTCACCCTGAAGATTGGGACAAAAAGAAGCAAAGATTAAAACTTACTTCAGAAAGTAACAAAACCAATAATCTGATTTTAGATACTATTATTTCAAAAATCACTAAAATAAAAACGATTTACCTTCTATCTGAAAGAACGTTAACGGCTAAAAAATTAGAGGAGGAATTAAAAAACACAACTAATAGAGTTGATTTTTTGATTTTCTTTAAGAATCAATATGAGAACGAAAAAAAAATGATGAGTAATGGTTACTACAAAAGAGTTGGAACCGTATTAAATAAATTAAAAAGGTATAAATCTGAACTATTATTCTCGGATATAGACGCAACATTTGAAAAAAAATTGCGCATTTACTATTCAAACCTTGGTAATAGAAAAACCACCATAAATTCTAATTTAGCAACGATTAAGAAATATTTAATTGCAGCTAAAAAGCAAGGTATTAAATTCCCTTTAAACCCAGAAGACATACAGATTGGGAAGACTACAGGGAATAGAACAGATTTAAATGCCAAGGAATTGGAACGGTTTTACAACTATTATTTTTCTGAATTTATTCCGGAACACTGGAAAATTGTATTAGGTTACTTTTTATTCTCTGCATTTACAGGACTACGTTGGTCTGATTTAATAGACATGGAAAGACCCTATATACTTGCGAACCAATTTGTAAATTTTGATGTAAAAAAAACAGGAAAAAGACAAACTATAGCTATTAATAAAAAAGCTCTTGAAATTGTAAAACACTGCCCTAATTTATTTGTTGAAAAAATTACAGACATATACGCCAACAGAGAAATTAAAAAAATTGCAACGCAATTAAGTGCATCAAAAAAACTTACATTCCACGTAGCAAGGCATACATTTGCTACCAATTTTTTACGAATGGGTGGAAACGTAGTGAAATTACAAATGATATTAGGCCATAGTAACATAAGAGAAACTATGATTTATGTTCATATAGTAGAGCAAGAAGCAAATGAAGAAATGAGCTTAATGGATAGCCTCTTTTAAACGCTCTAACTCTACCTCTACCTCTATAATTTCTTTTCCTGGTATATTTGTTTTGTTTAAAACTTTTATCAAAAAAAAGCTGTTATACATAAACACCCTACTCTTTACATTTAAATCTATAAGGTTTTGCTCTGTGCCTTTAAATTCCTCAACAAAACCTTGAGATTTAATTCTAAAAGGAATCCACTTGCTCCAATAATTCTCATATGTTTTAGGCATTAAAATGGTAGTGGTTTCACCAGCAATATTTAAACCTCCAGTTAAACCTCCGTACAAAACTGCTACCATATTACTTTCTCCATTATCTACAGCTAAACCGGTTGTTACTCCGTTTCTAAAGATATTAGGCGGCACAACAGCATCTATTACAATTTCATTAGTCTCTTCATTGGTTGTAAATCCGTTTGTTTTTACACCTTTAACATCAACAAAAACTTGCTCTGGAATATAATCTTCAGATTCTACATCTTTCAATTTTAATAAAAATGTTTCTCCTTGACTAAATTTTCTTCTTGGCTCTTTTTTATTATACATGGATAAATCGACAATATTACCAGTTTTCATTTGAGGCTCTATATAGTTCATAAATACCGTATCTCCTTCTATATTTAGGTCCATATTTTTCCAATTCTTAACCGTTTTTACTAGGTCACCAAAAAGTGCATCAGGAACACATTTTGTCAAGTCTATTTTTTCTGTAGTAATAACAGGTGGTATTAACGAACCAGAATCATCATAAATAGCAAGCGGTGTAACGGTTAAATCCCATAAAGAAGCCTCTAAATTAGTGGCATCGTTTATCATTCCATAAGGTATTTGCTCACTTTTAAGTATTAATTTATCAGAAACATCATTTACATATACAAAAAAATCTACATTTCTTATTTTTCCACTAAAACCACTATGCAATAAATCTTCATAAGCTCTAAATTTTCTTATTCCATTAAATTCTATCCAGACTTCTCCTTCACTATTCTCCCTATTAATATAGGCATTACCCGCAATTTTGTATTTTCCCCTGTAAGGGAAAGTATATTCGTGTTCATAGCGCCCCAACACTGTTGTAACAGACACTAAAGAGAAGAATCCATATGTAAATGTTCTTTCAAATTTTTCTACAAAATCATCTACTTTATGCAGTATAACGTCTCCTTCAATACGTGCGTTAACATACTCTTCTGTCTCTCTGTAGAAGGTCATTTTCTGCAAATCGGGGTCTTCAAGAATATCACCAGCTAAATTATAACCACCGTCTTTAAATCCTTGTATTAAAACATGCAACCAATACGGCATAGGTATCATTAAATTCCTATTATACGTAACATCTTCTGCATCAGAAAATTCATTTCTTAAAAAAGCACCATTTTTATAATTATTAACAATAGACTCAAAACCATTCCAGCGCTCTTCTTCAGGTGAAAAACTATCTGTATGCATCTGCACAAAATTGTAATTAACCTCAGGAAAGGTTTTATTAATAACGGTTAAAGCATGATCAAAAAGAGATTCATTTAACTCTTGTTTCTCCAAAGATAGTTCTGCTAGTTTTTTATCAAAAGAAGGAAATTCTTCAAATCCAGAACTAATTTCAATAATTGCTATTTTACCTTCTACATCTTTAATTTCTAGCTGTGCCTCTTCATGCCCACCCTCTATAAAAAAATACCCATTATAAAGCGTTTCTACATTATTTAGTAAAACATTATCTATTAGACCAAATGCGGCCGCCAATTCCTTGGTTAGTTTCAATTCAAAAGGGTATACATATTTTGTAAATAAAGAATCGCTAAACCATTGATTTTCCTGAACTCTGGTTAATTTATAACCAGATAAATCTATCATAAAATTATCGTGGATAAACTTTTGCATCGTTTTCTGGGTTTATTGTGAAATTAATATCATACGCATATACCGCACGCTCTGAATTGTAATTACTTAAAGCATCAGATTTCGGAACTAAAGGTATAGTACTATCTGTTCCTGGCAGAAATAACCAAGCAATTTTACTTCTTACTAAAGAATCTATTAAAACATGATTATTTTTTAATACCCAACCTGTATTAACTGTTAGAGATTGTTCTTTGGTTGTATCTAAAATTTCTTTGACATTTACCAAATTTTTAAAAACAGTATTCTCCACCCGCTTGTATTTACTACCAATAGTAATAGCCCCTGTAAATTCTAACATTTCTATTTGCTCATGCTCTGTAACCCATGCAATATGATACGATTCTATATTTTCTGGGAATACATAAAATTGCTTCACCAAAGTTGTGCCTTCCTCTCCTTCTAAATTCACAAACACTAAATCCCCTTCTTTATAGTCTTTAAAAGACAAAATCATCCCAAATACAGAATCCAAAACCGTATCATGCGTAATACTTTTCTCTAACTTTCCATTTAAGTAAATTTTTATGGTATGAAGTCCGCTTCGTTTAAAAAAATTAAACATTCCATACGAATTTGGTGTAACTCTTACTGGATGCTCGCTAAAGGCTATACCATTTTCATCCTTATAATTAACAGGAGAACTCCCTTTTACAAAAAGAATATTATTAAGTGTGTTAGAAGATAAAGTTACCCCATTAGAATACACTATTTTATCTAGTTTCACATTTAACACCGCTGGTTTATAATAAGGAAACGGCTTATTTATTTTACTATCTATATTCACCGGTATAAAATCTGTTACATTTTTTATACCAGGCATTAAAGAATCTACAAGCGTTCCGGGATGAAAATCTGCTTTACCATCAAAAATTGGCAAATCTGTTGTTATTGTTTTAGAAAATTCTTCCCCACTAAAATCAAAGTACTTTATAAAAATTGAAGCCGCTATGTATGCGCCAATGGTTTTAGTGGCCACTATTATATTTATTTGGTCTTTTGTAAAATTTAATTTACTTGGCAATAAATCGGTATACGAATTTGCTTTTATAACATACTTAACAGGAATAGAAACAGTACCAGCAGCACTAGTTAACTTTATGTTCCCCTCATAAGTTCCTGGGAAAAAATTAACAGAATCTACAGGATCTACTAAACCTTGTAAATTTTGAGAGCCAATACCAGCTATATACAGCCAAGGCGGTATTTCATACGTATACGGTAAAGGACTTACAATTCTTATATGCTGCCTAGATGCTTCTTTTACTCCTATTATAGATTCAAAAGAGAAAAAATTAGGTTCTACAGTTATTTCATTTGTTGGCGATATAAAAATATTAACCGGTAAAATTAATTGGCCATCACTATGCTTTATAGTTATTGCGCTTGTATGGCTGCCTGCCCCCAAAAATTCTACGGTATTGTTTAAATATACGGTAAAACTTTGTTTACCATTAGCCCTTTTTACATATATTTTTTTTGTACTCTCATCTACTAGCCCCCTTCCTGTTATGGAGAATATTTTGGCAAAATTAAGTGTATAACTACCCAAAACATTTACATAAAAAGTTACTGGTGCTGGTAAGTTTTCGTCTATAGTATGCGAAAAACTTAACTCTCCTGGCTCTGTATAATTTTCGTGTTCTCCAAGAACCAATAGCTCTATTGGCAAAATTCTATTCTCTACTACAACTCTACGGTCTACTTTAGAATAATAAGCCGACACCTGAAACTGTATAGTACTTTGGTAGCTACCCGCATCTAAGACATTAAAATTAATAAACTCTACCTCTGTATCTGCAAATAATGGTTCTGTAGCTAAATCATAATCATATACACCACCTAGAGCTGCAGAAAAAAAGTGATTTGTTAAACCGTCTCCACTACCTTGATTACTTATTACTCTAACTCTAAAATCTGAAAACCTATTAAACTCTGGATCCGTTTCATAATTTTTAATCGTAGTAGCAATTGTAATATTATCTGGTACAGCGGTCCCTTGTAACCAGGTTGCAGCAACTTTATATTCTGCAAACTTCCAACCTTGGTTATATAAGGTTCTACTACCAGGATTAAAATAAGGAGTACCGTACTCTAAAGGCAAATATTCGGAAGAAGGGGTAGAGTCTACGTCCCACCACATGGTATTTGCATATATTTCATCTTTATGCAATAATGAAATTCCTGAATAATCTACAATTGTTAAAAAATCTGAAGAAAACCAAACTTCTAAAAAAACATCTTCCGAGGTAGTAATTTGAAGGCGATCTATATATGTAATTACATTTTTTACCCCAATTAAATTACTAATATTCTCCATTAAATAGATAAAAACATCTATATCTGAAGTAATAAAAGATACGGTATTTACCGTTCTATCTACTGTAGGTCCTTGAAAATAGTCTGCCACACAACCAGTTAAAGCAAATGTATTTAAAGCATCATTAGAAAAATTATCTATAACAGAATCTACCATTTTATTACAAATAGTATTTATTGCCGGGGAAGAAAATATAGTAGTATTAAACGCACTGTATGCCATTATCTTTTGTTTTTATTTCTTAATTTTTCATAGTCTTTAATATCATCTCGCATTGCTTTTGCATTTTTTGTAGTACGTGCCAATAATGCTACAATGCCATTCTCTTGCAAATCTGTAAGCAGCTCATTAGTTTTACCTAAGACCATCATTAAAGCCTGAGAGCTTTCATCTGTTCTATTTTCTGCATCAAAAGAAGGTGCTTTAGTTTCCGAAGAATAGTAACCACTTTCATACCCTTTAACTCTAGCAATTTCTCTATACAAGGCATCTTTAAACCCAGGATCAAATTGTTTAAAAGCCTTGCCATCTATTATCATTTCTGGAAAATCTTTACCACCTTCGCCCGCAAGAAAATACTTAGGAGAATCTACCAATTGCGTAGATGGATTACCCCCATAGGAAGCATTATACACCTTACCATCTTGCTGCCTACGTATTGGCATAGTACCATAATACCCTTCTTCATACCCTTTTGCGGGTAATGGGGTTTTTGCTATAGTAGCAATTTGCAAAGCTCCTAAGGTTCCTATTAGCACCGCTGCAATGGTACCACCAATTGGTCCTAATTGTGCATAAGCTTGCATTATAGCCAAGGAGGTATTAATAATTGCAGATGCAATACCCTGCTCTTTTTCTGCTTTGGCTTGTTTATACTCTAATTCTGCTTTTTTTCTTGCCGTTTCTTCTTCTATTGCCCTTACCCCCTCATTATACTGGCGTTCATTAATAAAGCCTTTTTCTAAATTAGAGTCTAATTTTGCTTTTTTACGATCTTGTAATTGCGCAAATTTGTTATAATCTGCTTGGTTTAGTTTCTGAATTTGACTAGAATACGCTTTCCAAATATTAGCCATACCTTGCACTGCCGTTTGAACTGCGAGAATTTTTTCTGCAGTTCCATCTAAATGATCAAAAGTTAGTTGCCAATCTGAAGCACTAAATCCAAAAATATCTAAAGAACCAGCCTCTTCATCTAAAACTTTTTGTGCAGATATTTCACTTTCAGTATCCCCACCTCCAGACAAACCAGCTTTTGCAGCAATTATCTCAGCTATTTTTAACTTCACTTCCTCTACTATCTTCTCAAAAGACGCAACTTGCTCCGGTGTTAGCAAAGACATATCTATAGAACCAAACTCGCCAGCATCTCGTAACTCTTGCAAATTATCAAGCAATTGGTTTAAATGCGCTTCATCCCGTTTTAACTCTTCTGTCTGGAATTTTTTATCTAAATCTTCTTTTGCTTTTTCGTTATTTCCTAAAGCAGCATATTCCGCCTCGTGCGCAGCTAATCTAAAAGCTTTTTGGGTTTCGTAACTTTCTTGAACACTACCATACTTATCTGCTATACCTTGCTCATATATGGCGCCAAGTTTATTATTATGAACTTGTTGCTGTAATTCTATTTGCTTATTTATTTCGGCATTTATAGCAGCCGAGTTATCTTCTCCTGTGGTTTTTTGCGATTGTAAATCTTCAATTTTTCGCGCATGAGCCGCTTTTTGTATTTCAATTTCTTTACGGAAGGAATCGGAAATTAAAGCCAGTCGCAAATCCTCCGTTTCTCTAGTATAATCTAGCAAAACCTTACGGTTTTTAGTTTTACCTGTATCTGTATCAGATACTGGAGTAAAAGAGTTGCCGCCACCACCGCCTGTAGGTGTTGTAGAAGTTGGTTTTGCTATAGGATTAAATAGATTTGTAGCTTCATCTACATCTACATTATTCTCTCTTAACTTTGCTCTAATATCAAATTGACGTAGTAAAATGGCGTTTAACCTTTCTTGGGTACTATTTAATGTATTTGTAGCTTCTATTTCGGCTTGCACTTCTGGAGACCTATTAGCCTTAGAACTGGTAGACCTTCTGGAAGAACTCCGAGGTGTAAAGCCAGCAGCTTTAGACAAACGCTCTCTAGTAGCTAAATTATTTTTATCTTGATTTAATTGATTACGCAAACGCTCTTCTTCTTCTTTTGCTCCAACAAACTGAGAAACTAAAGCAGCTGAAGCTTCATCTGCTGCCAACCTTTTCGCTAATATTTGTTCTTTTACTGCCGCAGTATTTAGTTCTAAAGCACCAGTTTCTTTATTTATTTCTATTACAGAATCTCCAAATCGGTCTTTTAATTGTAATGTAATTTCTTCTAAACGGTGTTTACTCTCTGTTGTGGGCTCTACACCTTCTTTTCTTAAGCTATTATACTCTGACAACAACCTTTGCCCCGATGCTGCGAGTTTATTGGACTCCTGAACATTTTTTGCCAATTGTTTAGTTTGGTCACTAAAAGCTTTATCTGCATCTTTAACAACCCCGAGCAATTTACCAAAACCAGTCACCAAACTTTTCAATCCGTCTGATATAACGCCACTAGCAAAAGCCCCTCTTAATTTTTTTCCTATCTTATCTAATACAGCAGCAAAATTGTTATTCTTAATATTGTATTCATTTACTAACGAAGTGCCGTCTGCCATAGATTTGTTAGATAAATTCATTAGATCTATAAACCTATCTGTATTATTAGATAATGCACCTAACACCTTATTAGCACCATCTGCCTGTACTCCCAAATACTTTAGCGTATTGGCAGTATCTATAGCATTCATACCCTTTAGGCCTTTAGCAAATTTTATTAGGAACTCTAAAGGATCATCATTAATAAGCACTTTTACTTCTGCATTGGTAAGGCCCATTACTTCTGCAAACTTTTCTGATTCCTCCGCAGCTTGGTTTAGTAAAATACTATACGCTCTACCAGCAATTTCGGCTTGTATGCCATTTTCCTCAAAAGCAGCACCCAATGCTAAAGCATCTGCAATAGTTGGTTTTAAAGCCTCAGGTAACGAACCTACACGGGTAGCAAAATTGGCAATGTTTTTTTCTGAAGCCACACCTTCGGCACCTAAATCGTTAATAGCGGAACCAATTGCATTATATGCTTTATCAACCGATTGTTTTTTTGTTTCTTTAAAAAGCAGCTTTAGTTTCCCTAGTTTAGAAGCAGTTTCTTCTACACCACCAGGAAAAGAATCGGATAACGCCACAACTGCCTTATCCATTACAGAAACAAAATCGGCAATTTCATCTTTAGCAATCCCTATTCGACCACCTTCTTCCGCAATTTTTAAAAGATTTATTCGGCTAGTTCTAGTTTGAAATAACCCGAAGTTTTTGGTTAAATCTTCTACTTCTTCATTTGTAAAACCTGTAGTTTTACGAACATTTGCCATAGAATCTGACAACTTACCATTAAAATCTATTAACTTTTGGGCTGACAAAACAACGCCTGTTAAGGTTGCTATTGCCGAAGCCCCTAATGCCGCGTATTTATTAAAACCATTGGCAATACCACCTATAGATAAAGAAGTAGACTTACTTTTAATTTTCAGCTTATCGATTTGTGCGTTTACTTCTTTTAATTCTGAAATTAATCTATTTCTACCAGGCGATTTTGCGCCCATATTATAAAGTTCAAGATTCAACTCCTTAACTCTAGTTTTTAATTGCCTCATGGTTAGACTAGAAACACCTATTTCTTCCCTTAACTCCTTCATTCGGGCTTTGCCTAGAGCAAGTTTTTTATTGTTTTGTGTAATTAAAGAAGTTAGTTTTTTATATTCAGAAGAATCTTTTTTATTTTGACTTTCTAATTTAATTTTCTCAGCCCTATATTCTTTATTACTTGCTGTTAAATCCCTAGTAGATTTTTCTAAATCGTAAAGTTCTTTTTGCGCTTCGTTGCCATTTACGACAATAGAAAACTTCATTACTTCATCTACAATAGTCTTAGCCATGGGTTAAATTTTACCCAATATTAAGGCTTACTATTGCTAAATACTGTAACATGAAAAAAGGGGCAATTGCCCCTTTTATTACTTTAAATTTGGATTATTTTTACAAGGCTTCTTCAAAATTAGCAGATGGTATTACTGCTATAAATTGGTCCTCATCTACTAAAACCATTTTACCTTGTTTAAGTTCCCACAGGGAACATTCGTCTACGGTTACGCCATTAGCGCAAACCTCTTTTTTATTGCGATAAAACTTTGCCATAACTATACTAAAAATTTATTTAGTTTTTCGTTACGCATTTCTTTTGGGATAGTGTCTAGTATAAAGAAAAGACTCTTTAAACTGTCTCGCATTACCATAATTTCGCCACGCACTTCTGGGTCATCGGCATCATGGGAACGTAGAAAAGCATCGAACCAAGCATCTACAGTATTGGCATGCTCTTTGGGTTCTTTTTGCAAATTTAGGTCTGCTAACCATGTCTTAACGGATGGTAATAATTTGAAATTGACATTTTGTTGTGTATTCGACATAATAAATTGTTTAAAGGCGGAAGGTCTTGTCCGGTTACACAAACACGAAGTAAGATAGACCGCTGGGCGTTACCGCTACCAGAGACCTTCCATATTAATAATAAAATTTCCTTTAAAAACATTTTGTTTGTGTATTTGACAAAGCAAACATAAATAATTTATTAATACAATATGCGTTTGCATAAAAAAAAGTGCTTAAATAGTCTAATTTGTCTATATTTGTGTAATAAAATATTTCTTATTGTCTAATTAATACAACTATTTATGGAAACAAACAAAACATTAGAGTACCTGTACCAAGAGTTTGAAATACACTTTACAGTACATGGCCCTGAAAAACAAGTAATGGTAAATGCTACCGAAATGGCAAAAGCATTTGGTAAAAGAACTACAAATTATCTCACCAATGAAAAAACTAAAGAGCTTATTTTAAAACTTGAATTAACTGAGATTCCAGTTAATTCAAATTATAAAGTTTTAAAAAACAAAGGACATATGGGGTATTATTTTTGCGATATTCTAGCCCTTGATTTTGCTGCATGGTTAGATGTTGATTTTAGAATTTGGATTTACAAAAAAATTCTTGACATAACCATGGGAGAATATAAACGTCATTTTAAAGCACACTTAGCACTTAAAAACGAAGAAAATAATGAAAAAACGCTACGATTATTGGTAACCAAAGAACCTACTGCAGAAAACTACAAAGACCTTGTAGACTGTATAGACAACCAAAAGAAATACAAAAAACTTAAAGCCCAAAGCATTAATAACCAATTAAAAATGAAATTAAAATGAGTAAAGACAATAGAAAATCTATAAACATAAAGGTAAGTACTGCACTACATGAAGTTCTTTTAAAAAAATCAAAAGAAGAACACCGCACCATTAGCAACTACGTGGAAAAAACACTAATTGATGCTACTAATTTTAAAAATTAATTATTTATAGAAGTTACTAAACGGTCTCCAAATAATTAAATTACAAAACCCTTTAAAAGTGTATTTAAAGGGTTTTTAAATGTTCATATTTGTGGATTTAACTACCAATCATCTTGATTCCTTTTTTTAACATTTTTAATATAATCATTTAAATGATTAAAAATAACCTCAGAATGCTCCTCTGCTTTTACTTTAACATCTACCCAAAATCTATTATGATATTTTTTATTCATCCCCTTATGAGAATGAATTTCTTTATTAGTTAACCTACCAAGTTCTGGATGCTCAAAATCAAACAAGCTAACCCTAAACCTGCTATCTCTTGTTTCAATTTTTAACCAATAAGTAACGGGTCCATTCCACCTCATATATGCCAATCCCTTTCCATTATCATAAGCAAACTTTGTTTTTAAAATTAAAACACCAGTTTCTTTATCATCTAAACTCAAACGATTTTCATTAACCTCATACACATCTACAAACCACTGCTTTAAATTAGAATATAACACATTTTTAGAGGTGCTATCTACTGAAATAACTTTTTGATACTCAATAGACTCTTGAGCAAAAGTTGATGCGCTTATGCACATAAATAATAATACTAATTTCACTTTCATTTTAAATTATTTTTTATAATATCTAATTGGTTATATCCTTCCAAATTTACAAATAGCATTCTGAATAATGAAACCATTTGCAAAACCTCGGTACGTGTAGTTTTATCATCTGCATCTGGAGAATCTAAAAAACTACTTACCATGGTTTCAAAATTTTTGGCATGTTGCACTACATCATCTAACTGCATTAAATCTACAGCCCAATTGGTAAGCTCTGTTACAAAATTGTTAGGATTTTTATACTGGAGCTCTACTGCGTTAATGAGATTTACAAAATCTTCTTTTTGTAATTTTTTATTCTCATATAATTCTTGAGCTATCTCCAATACCAAATTCATTCGCTGTAGGTCTCTATTCATATTAGTTTAAGGTTTGTCTTATATTATTTATTTTATTTTCAAGTCGTTTTTTTAATAAGTAACGTATGCCGTAAATAACTAGGAACACTAAAAAACTTGTGCCTATTACATACGCCTGTAGATAAGAGTTATCTGTAATTTTATAATCTATAAAAATCCAATACAATTGTAGTATATAACAATAAATAGGTATTATATAAACCAATATTTTTGCCCGCAAAACACCACCTAGCATTAATAAAATTGGAGATATGGTTTGCGAAACAAACCATACATAGGTTTCAAAATCCATGCCTACATCTGCCCATTTGGATTGCACCGGAAAACTTATGTTTAAAAACAAAAAAACCTTGTCTGCGTACAATATACAACCAGACAAGGCTACACACACATTTGCTATAATAGCAGCTGTGTAAGAAAATGCAATGGAATAGGAATTATCCGCCTGAACCAGGCCTTTTAATTTTTTCCCCATCAACGGATTGCGTAGTTTCATCATAAGCGTCATCTGCCACACTAGATTTTGTACATGATGTTGTAAATGCAACAAAAACTAGAATAAAAAATAATTTTTTCATTTTCTAAATATTTAAAAGTTAAGACTTAAAAATATTTAGATTAAACATGTGTAGGTTATAATTTGGGTAAACTTATTAATAAGTTATTCACGCAAAGTTAGCAGAAGATTTTAATTAGGATGCTAGGAAAACCTTTGATATTATGAGGTTTTCATTTGTGGTGTATTTTTACTTTTCGATATTACGCATTGTAGACCTTACTTCCTCGGTAAAACCTACACTTAAACGCCTAACTATATTATTTGCAAAACCAAATAATATTCTATTATGTATAGGATAGGACTTTTTTTTCTGAACACCTTTTGCACTTCGTCGGCGTTTCATGTCAATAAACCGATGCCTAGCTAAATGGGTATATGCTAAAATAGTATCGGAAACATCTACTTTTCTGCCTGTAAATAATTCTCTGGAAGAGAAACTAGAGGCATTCATTTTTTTTGTTTGCGCCTTGAGTATTTCATCGGCTTCTTCTTTTAAAACGGTTCGTATAAATCTACGTTCTAAAATTAGATTATCATTATTTTTATTTCTACTCTGAAGAAGACTCATTTTTAAACTGCAATAAATTTAATTTAAATAACACTTCTAACTTAGCCGCCAAACTGGTGTTTTTTCGTTCAGGATTTCTCCAATCATAAACCTTCTGTTTTGGGGCTCCAAGTTTTTTCATAGCAGCTTTATCTAAAACTACTTCATTAAATTTTGTTTCTATTTCTTTCTCGCTCATGGTAGCCTAAAGTATTACTTTAAAGCGTTGTATCCAAATTAATAGCTATTAAATAACCATTGGTACCTGATTTTGCCCATACTGGTGTAATATTTTCTGAACCCGGCTCAAAGTAACGTAATGGACCACAGCCTTCTTGACTTTTACCATATATATATACTACAAATTTACGTGCTGCCAAAGCTGTTTCTTGCATTACATTTATAAAATCCTCATTATCTAGATCACTATAATTTACTTTTTTTACGAGCAAAAATTCAAGAACATTATTCATTTTAGCTTCATCTTCTACCTTTTTATTACCTAAATAATCTGGGAGAACACCATATAATAATAAATTTTGGTCATTGGAAACTGCAGACACAGCATTTGCCATACTAGAATCATCTATAATGGTTTTTACATAGTTAATCTCTTCTATATCTGCTTTACATTCCTCTAAAAAGTTCTTTAAATCTAATGGTAAAAAAATCATGCTATTTTGTTTTTTGTTGGGCTATAAAATCTTTATCTCTTTTGGTTAGATCATACATTCTTAATAGAATTTCCCAAAGGCTTTCTTTTTTTAAATCTTTAATACTACCAAATACTCCACTTTCCGCAATAGTATACAATGTAGTTTTCATTCCAAGACCAGGAATATCACTTTTAAAAGCTGATTTATCTGGCGCAAAAAGTATAGACAAATCTAGCTCCTGACCCTGATAGTAAATTTTAGCAGAACACATGTATTTTTGAAACGATGCGAACAACAAATAGAAACCATACACCTGACCAAAATCTAATTTTTTAAAATATTTAATTTTATGTAGAACCTCTGATTCTTCATAAAAAACTCTAACATCTGGCTTTTTCATTGCCAATTTATAGTTATTACCTTTTCTGTATAAAGTAGCCATAAGAAGATACAAGTACTCCGTATCTTTAGTTTCGTTGTATTCTGTGAAATAATGCAGTGCATCTACATACTCCCCAAACTTTACATTCTGAAACTCATCTGTAGGGCCGTAAAATGTTTTGCCAAAATAGCCAACTTTTTGGATTGGATTATTAACATAATATTGCTTTATTACCTTTTTACCTTCTACATCTTCAAAAAAACTATCTAACAACAAAGACACCTGGTATATATTACCCATTTTGTATTCTTCATCTTCCAGACTTCCCTCTTTATGTTTCATATCTAACAAAACATAAACTGCACGCACACGCAAAACATTATAATCTATTTCTCCTATCTGGTATTTATATAGCAAATTAGATATTCCGGCATATTGCCGAGCATCGCACTCCGATAAATCTGAAGGCAGATACAATCTTTTCTTAATCTCTGGTATTTCAATTTCGTGCATTATACAAACTGTAGATTATTATTTACATTTATTTTGCACTCTCTCATTTGCTCTCTGTACTTAGCATAGATTGCCTCTACTACTTTTCTTCGCAAACTAGCCTTTATATACTTAGATTTTTTGGGATCCACTTTCCAATCGTTAGTTATATAGTTTACTATTTCCTGTTTCAGAGCCACTTTACGCTTCATTTGCTCTAACAATTTCTCTTCTAAAGTTTCTGAGATATTGTCTATTTTTTTCATTCGGAAATAGTCTTTCCAACGTTGGTACCAGTTTTTAAAAAAGTTTATCATTTTATTTTTATTAAGTAGTTACATAATTATCATCTTCACCAAAGCCAATAGGAGGAAGCACACTTCCTGTATCATTATCATTTACCTCTTCTGGTGCTAAATGCGCCTCTATTCTTTTTAAAACTTCTTCTGCATCGTTTTTAAATTCTTGTGCTGCCCATGCCGCTTCATTTAACGCTGCTGGTTTTTTTCCTTGTGTTGTAATTCTATCACTAATAAACCTTTGCATAACTCCTTCAGGAAACAATGCTACTGTTAATCTGCCTTTCATTGCCCAGGATAAAGCCCAATAGACACAAGCTTCTTGAACCATTGCCAACAAAACCTCTTTATCTTCTGAAGACGCTTTTAATGCATTAAATTCTTCTTTTGTTAGTCTTGGTAGTATTGCCCTTGTCTCGCATTGCCTAAGACCTGGCTGTAATTTTAAAAGCAATAATCTAGAATTATTAATGTTAAAATACTCCTGAACATGTGATGGTTTAGAAACAAAAAGTGATGAGATAGATTTGTATTCGTCCGTTTCTTTCCAAGAGGCTAAACCTTCTAATAAATTAATTAATTGATCCAGGGAAGTATAATACATTCGCTCCATGTTTGCATTGTCGCGATCTATCATCCACTCGAACGCTTGCTTCTCATGGTCATCTACCCGCATACGCCTTCCGTTCTGCGTATGGCCAACATCTTTGGATGGTGTATATTTTCTATATGCATCTATAGCAATAACATCTTGCACTGTTTCTATAAGTTCAATTTCATCTGCATTATCTGTTCCTGCAATGTATAAATCTGCAATTACCTCGTAGGTAGCTATTCCAATTACATTATAGAGTTCTCTAACCGCTGTTTTTATAAATCGTTTTAAATCATCATAGGAGACAGATTTATCTATAAAAGAAAGTGTTCTTTTAATTTCTTCTTTTCCGGCATTATCTTTATTAAATATACCCTTCATTACTCCTGGTTTTTAATTCGTTTTTTTGGATTAACATCTTGCTCTTTTTCAGGGGCTTTGTGAAGAAATCCTAATTTTAATTTCTTTTCTGGCCAATTAGCAGCTATAGCAAAATTTACTGCTTTCATTACTATCATTTCTGCAATGTCTATTCCTGTTTGTAAATATTCTTTAATAGCATAAATACGGTCAGAACCGCTATTACCACCACCACCTTCAGTTACATTACCAAGCACACTACCTAAACCAATGGCAGAACTAATAATATGATCGGAACGCTTAGAAATATCTATCTGTGAAGTAATAAAATCTTTTACGTTTTGATTAATTTCTTTTATCTCCCAACCGTGTTCTATAATATTAGTTCCTTCTACAGTAAACTCTTTTGTTGAATGCCAAAATTTGCCTGTGTTTTCTGCACCAGATAATACTTTTGCAATAGTTTTTAAAAAATTTTCTTTGAAATCTAATAACATAGAATCCTTGTAAGCCACTCCTTTTGCGGTGCATGACTTTTCTATTTCAGATTTTTTATCATCCCAAAATTTTTGAGGAGATATAACATGATATTTAATATTCATGCTATTATCTGATAAAGCCTTTAATATCTGAGGTATTGCAGTAGAACGCCTTAACCATTCAAACGAACCATAAATATCTGGCACGGTATAATAATCAGAACAGAAACTATACATATTAGAAAAGTATACGCTGTTCTTGTCTTTAAATGGTTTCTTAGAATCGAATATATTATAAACCTTAGGATTTAAAATAGAATTTATACTATTAAAAGCCCAATCTGTCAACACTATATGAGTAGCTTTGTTTGAATTACTACTTAATTGAGCAGCTTTCCTTGCTCTATCTGGGGATATATGTTCTAACTTAGCAATACTAGGCTTTCCTATACGCCCACCTAATCCTCTATAGAATTTAGTAACTACACTTTCTATGTAATTAAAATCTACACAAGCAGCAGTTAAGTATTTTTCGTAGTCCCATGATTCTAACCAATTAGTTACTTCCTCATCCTCTTCCCAATTCCTTACTATATCCCCATCCTTTAACTCTTCTCTATATAGTCTAGGTCCTTTTCCCCACAACCATTGTGTTTTCTTTTTTAATTGACCAGGAGCCATATAGTTTTGTTGAACTATATCTCTTAAATTATTAGGTAATTGATCATCGTTACCATAAGGAAATACACGCCATTCTCCCAAATGGTAATTATCTCCAGAATTTGTCCAATCAAAACTTTTGTTATCTGTACGGTAGGAATCAAACTCCCTTGGATTTGATGTTGATTCAAAAGAAAATACATTCTTACCGTCATGTATTACGGAATTACGTCCTTCGTGGCTTATATTCATGGTTTTACTTGTATTCCATTAAACTTCTTTAACAATGGTAAATAGAACCATCTCGGTTCTGCATTTGGTTCTTCAGTATATCCTATAAGTATTTCGCTTTTAGATGATGTATCTCTACTAAGACCCGTACGTAACAAAGCCTTATCAACTACCCGAAAACCTTTAGAACTATTATTAGATAAATTGCAAGTAACGAACTCAAAGGTGAATGGTATTCCCATGGTTGTTAACTCTCTCATTCTCTCTAATGCTTCATACAGTGTGATGCTATTCATGCAATTGCAATTTTACCCAATATTACTAATAGGAATTGTTTATGGTTGTAACATGAACAACCATACAACAAGTGGTGGCAAGTGGTTCGAGCCGTCGAGCCAAACACCTATCAATCATATTTCTAAGATTAAGCAATTAAGGCAATTGCATTAACGATTTTCAGCGGGTCGGTGTCTTCATTCATTCAAACCAAAGCGAAAAAACATAGTATTATGTTTACGCTTTGATTTTCAGAAGATTAAGGTTTTTAGGTTTCAAAAAAGAAGGGGAAAATCTACCGTATTTTATTAAAAATTACCCTATTTAGAATGATTCTTTATTCGTTTATATTGTGTGTTTTTTACCTTAAAAAGTAGCCTTTTAGGTTACTTTTTCTTATCTTTAAGTATTGATAATCAAATACATATATTATGAGTGTAGCAAAAAAAAGCCCTGAAAAGGCAACAGAAAAAAAAGCAACTGCAAAAACAAATGCAACCGCAAAAATTGAAAAAACTAACATTAGTCAATCTAGAGTTAATGACATTTTGAACCCAACCGCAGACGGTAGGATTAAAAAATTAGCCAACTTTCAAATTTTGGCAGAAAAACACAATTTTTTAATAAACAAAAAACAGGAGCTAGATCAGTTTATTATCTCTAGTGATGGCACTAAAGAAAAAGTTGAGTTAAAAAATGCAGCTGGCTATTCTTTGGAGGTTTCTAACTCACAAGTAGTAGAGGAAGTTTTAACAGTAATGCAAGAAACTTTAAATAAGTTTTTAACAAAATCCGAAGCAGATATTTTACAATTTACTATTTAAAACAATTAAAGCCCCCAACTGGCAGGGAGGGGGCTTTTAAATAACAAATATATTAAGTTATGACAAACTCAATACATGAGGGTAAAAATAACCCTTTTCTACTTTCCGAACAAGTAAAAGCCATATTACACCGCAAAGGATTTTCTAAATATTTTAATTACTCCGACTACGATTATTTTAAAAAAAAGGCAAGACGCGCATTTAATAAAGCGCAAGAAATTGCGGATTTATTTATTCAAGAAAACCAAACAGAAAACAGCGACTTTAACGAATACATTTTTTAATTATGGCAACAATTACAAAAGAATCTATACAAGAAAAAAGAACACGATTAAACGAACTTTCTCAAAGAGCGAAAAAATTAAGAGAAAAAATAATCGATAGCGCAGAAACTCCGGAAGCTGCAGAAAAATATGCCAAAATGAGAGTTAACCAAATTTTGGTAGAATTTTTCTATAAAAGCGATAAAGACCAGGTTTTTAAAACCTTTAAATCATGGCTTAAAGATGGGCAAGTAGTGAACAAAGGCGAAAAAGCTTTTCTATTATGGGGAAGAAAAAACCAAGAAACAACAACCCCACAAGGCGCAACAAAAACGGAAGAATTAGAGTTTTTTCCAATAACATTTGTTTTCTCTAACAACCAAGTTAAGCCCTTAAAAAATGATTAAAACACAGTTAGTTAGTAAGGAGTTAAAAAACTTTAACTCCTTATTTAATAAATTTATGTATAGTTGGGACGCTTCAAATATTTTTGATGATTTCCTAAGTATTTTTATATGTTGTTTTGCAAGAGGAACGCAAGAGGACTGGTATTTTGATGTAATTAAAAGATACAAAAAAGAGGAACTAAATATTTTTGCCCAAATGATGGCAGAACTACTAATACTTTACAGCAACGCCAAACAAAACAACGATTGGATTGATCCCTTAGGCGAATATTACGAAATACTAGCAAGCAACCATAAAAAATCTAGTTTTGGGCAATTTTTCACCCCTAAACCTATTTGCGATTTAATGACGCAATTTTCCCTACAAAATGCCGATTGGGACAAAACCGTAAACGATCCAACGTGCGGAAGCGGAAGAACCCTTCTAAGCGCAAACCAACACACAAAGGACATGACATATATAGGGCAAGATTTAGACCCTGTATGCGCTAAAATGGCGGCTATTAACCTATGTATGCACCAAATGAAAGGAACTATTTATTGCATGGACACTTTACGCATGACCGAACCAAAAAAAACATATGCTATAAACCCCAATTTTCACAAGCATAACACATTATTAATTTTATGTAAATAAAACATAGTTAAGAGGATGAATTTTGTATAACGGCTTTTGAGACTACCTCTCTAAAAAAAACCTGAAAACGCTTAACGTAAAATATTGGGAAAAGGAAAAAACCCGACAAAAGAAACGATACACTTTTAAACTAATTTTTTCCATTGTCTGTAAGGTCGGAATTTTCAAAATTTCGCCCTTGCGGGCGAGGGCTTGGTTTATCCTCCAAAACTTCCAGGAGTCATCATAACACCTCCTTTTCTATTCTGTGTTATTTTAACCCACTTTTTACGCCACATTAAATATTTAAAAGCATCACTATAATTAGTAGAATACATAGGCAGTTTAGCCAATGGCAAAGCTTCGCTACTCTTATCTTTTAAAGTTTCTGTAGATCCAGTCCTGGTATTCTTTTTCATTTTTGTTTTAGCCAATTCCAAACTAGACTTTAATTCTCTACACTGGTACCTATCTATTTTTAATTTAGGAATAGTATTATAATATTCTCCCATAAATTTTTTGGCATAATTAAATTCCTCATCATGGTAAATGGTAGCTTGGTTCTGACTCATTAAATTCACCTTCCAACCAGTAGGAGTACCATTCATTTTTTCAATATGATTTTGCACTTCAGATGCCCAATCTTTTTTTAACCTGGCATACTGGTTCCCACTACGGTCATAATACAAATTAAGAACCTTGGTTTTATGATGCTTAAAAAAATCAAGAAACTGTATAGCTAGTTCCTTAGAGCTATCTGGCGCCAAAGTGTGCATGTTCTTTAAACAATAGTAATACCTTCCTAATTCTTGCCCTAAAACCATACTACATTGGTTTCCAAAATCCATTCCCGCATCTAATTCCGCATCATGGTTAATATAGCGCAATGCCAAACTGGTTTCTTCAATCTTTTCACCAATGGCATAATTATTATAATATTCAGAAACCACACCATCATCATAAAAATGATGCTTTCCTAAATTAATATAGAATTTTTCACCCTTTTTTAATTCTGCTTTAAAAGACAATACAGAGGCTTTAAACTCTTCTATACCTAAAGCCTTCAGGGAGTCGGTAAAGTACCCTCCTGTAAGCACATCTACATTCACATACGAGGAAACCACATAATAAAAAGTAGCATCTTTACGTACACGAACCCACTTCTGAGTCCACCGTACTACATTCCGGTTCAGTGCTGCTATTTTCTTTTTATCCTGGTCTTTAATAGCATTATATAACTCCTTTTTTATTTCATTTAAAACCAAGGCAACTTGGAGCGCTAATTTTATTTGCTCCTTATCCATATTTTTCTCCTGGTCTAAAATCCAATCGTAATCTTTATCCGCCACATTAGGCATATCGGTAGTAAAGGTTCTACCTCTATAGTATACACTATGGCCAAAGGTTACGTACTCTCCACGAAGCGCTGGAGTTAATTTTTTTAATTTATCAGGATCAATATACTTTGCTTCATCCCCATAAATATGTTGGTACGAGTTACCAGCTGCACCACTTGGTTGGTCCATGGAAACCAAGTTAAAAAAACAGCCATTAAATAAAGATATAGTGTGTTTATATTGCGACACAGGCTTATATGGTAATTTAAAAGAAACTGGCGGCCGTTCGTCCGTAACATAATGCACACCTCTTTTCCATCCTTTACGCTCCCAACCTTCTAACAAAGTTGGTACTACATTTTTTAATGCATTTACATAGGTATCACTAACAAACACCTGATAACTCGTAGGCATATCGTAAATAATATCCATGGAGCGCTCTGCAATAATATCTGAAGTTTTTGCCGTAGCTCTACCCGCAATTAAAAACAAATCTTTTGGGGCTATTAAGTCTATTGCCATTTTTATCCAAGTAGCAAAACGACCTTCTACATCTAATTCCTTATGACTTACGTGCGTTTTCCGACTCATCTAAAAATATTTTTACAGGTAATATTGCCGCCTCTCTTTTAATTAACTCACGCTCCTTTTCAGATAATTCTGGGTAATTATCTATATCCTTAGCAATTTTTACACGATCTACGGTAGGCATACCTAATAATTCGGCATCGGTAGCATACAATTTCCAAGGTTTTGCGTAAAACTCATCTGGTATCTCTTCTTTATCCTCCACATCTAACTGTAATAACACCGCTAAATCTGCTCGCATTTTACTAATTTTAGCAAGGTCTGAGACATCTTTAGCAATTGTACGAGCCAAAGCAATATCTTTTTGCAAATCCTCTGCCAACATGTTCCTATAGGCATCTTTACTAATTTTAGTGTCCGAATAAAAATATTCTATAGCATCGTTAAAAAACTGATTGGCCATATAACGAGAATAACCATCTACCTTCATTAGATGCTTAATTATATGGTCTTTACTTGGGAAGCGGTCAAAACGCATTCGCATGCCGCGAACTTTATCCATAACCTCTAAATAGGTAATAATAGCAGGATCCACATTACCTGGATCACCATTATGAATAAAATCATAAATAACATCTATAGAAATATCTTCTAACTTCATTCTGTACCAAAATATATTTGCTTCTTCATATTCTCTACATGTACTCGCTCTCTATTTTTCTCAAATATTTGTGCTGCAGTAATGTTTCCAGATTTTGCATTGTCTAAAAGCTTCTGATTAATTTCAAACTCCGCTACCAGTCTGCCTTTTTCGTAATGCAAACGCTCCTTACTCTCTAAATTGTTCCAGGCATTTAAAAACTCCTTTTTGTCTTTACCTTGGTATATCGCAATTTGTTCCGGAGAATAATTAGCAGCTGCTAATTGCTCTATCTCCTCCCATGGCGTATATTCTACAACATCTTCTATTTCTCCTTCAGGAAAGTCCATAATTATAATTTACCACCAATAGACATAAAAAAATAAACATACAGTGCTGGCATCCAACTAATCCACAACCAATTTTGGCCAAACTGATATGGAATAAAAAGCAATACAAAAATGGCAAACAACATTGCAAAAACATCTCTTAAAAACCTTACTGTACTTTTATTCATCACTTAAAATTTATATTGGTAAATAATTCCTTTCTAAAATCATACAAGCCTTTACTATTTGCAAACACATATTGCTCATAATGTGCATTTTCGCTCCAATTACCGCTACCTTCAATACAATAGTAGCCATCTATAGTTTTTAACAAGCAAACTTTAGCATGTACCCAAGCGAATTTTACATCTATATTAGGCCTAGTTTTTTCTAAACCATGGAGCAAATCCATCGTAACCGGATTCCTTTTCTGCATACTATCACTAATAAGGAGCGTAATTTTATCTACCACACCAGCATCATGCAATTCTACCATCGCCGTAACTGTTCGTCTACTAATACTATAGGTGCTCGCATACAACTCTTTTATCTTAAGGTTTTTAGAAACAAAAGGAATAAATGTAAACGCATTAAAAGCCCCACAAGTTTGTAAAAAAAAGAACTCTTCTTCAGAAGGCAACCGACCTAAATCTTTATCTAAATGTTTAATCTTTTGATAATGCCCCAATAAATACTTGCTCGTATAATTGGGGCTTACAGGCAAAGAGGGCTGCGAGGACTCCGACTGTTTTTTTATATCAAAAAATTTATTCTTTTGGCTCAAGTCTATTCTCAATAATCGTTAATTCCTGGTTATAGTCCTCTATTTTTTTATTGATTTTAGATATGGATGCTTCGTCCGTATTGTCAATCAATTTTTTCTTTTCCTTAGAAACGTAACTCTTAAGATTTGTTTTACGCTTCATAAGCGCAACAGGAGTCATTTTTGCAACTGCAGCTTTTAAAACCTTCTCTTTAAATATTGGATGATTCCCAAGTACTTCTTTATTTTCCTTGTAATAATTAAGTTCGTCCCAAATTTCTTTGTTTAACTGGAAATTCTCAATAGCTTCTTTTGCCAATACAAACAGTTCCGCATCTGTTTTATCAGCAACAAGTTCTTTATGCGCATCTTTAAAATTCCCCCAAGCCGTAAACATGTCGGCAACTAAAATTTTAAATTCGTCCGGACATTCTTTTTCTGCCAGGAACGGAAATTCCTCTCTAATTTTTAAACCACCAACAGCTGCTACTGGCGCATCTCTAAAAATTTCATTATAGGTGGTAATATCCCCAACAGGAACAACTAAAATATCTGGATCAGTATTTTTACTATTATTTTCTAAAGTTCCGTTTTTTACAGCATCTGTCCCGTTTTTCTGGACATCTGTATCACTTTTCGTTACATCTGTATCGTTTTCTTTATTTTCTGGACCAGTAGAACCTAATTCTTTATTAACATCTGAAGTGTCCGCTTCTTTTGTTCCTACAAAAACAGCAGCTTTAACTTTAATGTTTTTTACGTTTTTAGCTCTTATCTCTAAATCCGAAACATTGTGTATCTTTTTTAAATCGTAACAAACACTTTCTAAATTAGAAGCTGAAAATCCTGAACGATTATAATAGTTTAACGATGGTACCGAATGCCCTTCACTTTTACGGTACAATTCCATTGCCTTATTATATTGCTCGGAAGGCGTACCCTTTTTTTCTTTTAAAAATTCTAAAACCTCTAATTTCATAGTATTGTTATTTTGTTTTACACTTTGCAATACCAAATATTGCAATTGCAATTGCAAAAAGATGTAACATGAAAAAGCCTTCGAGAACTACTCGAAGGCTTTTACTAACCAACTCAAAAAAAAAAATAAAAAAAATTATGCTCTATTTTGCTCTAACAAATAAGTAACTGCACCACTTTTATACACTTTTAAATCCAAAACCGCATTATCTAATGCCGCCCAGTCTGTTCCATCAATTAAAACCACTGTAGCAGCTGTTTTAGCTCCATTTGTTAATACTGCAGGATCAGCACCACCAGAACCAATAAGGCTAATTACAGTACCCTGCTCCTGGTCTATAGAAGCAATATCTAATGCCACACCAACATCAGAACTTGCTAATTTTAATTGCGAACCATTGGCAACAGTTACATCTATATTCTCATCTGCAATTGCTACTGGATCCGCAAACATTACAGAACCATTATAGGTACCTGGCAATAAACCTGTAGGTAACGATTGGTCAAAAACCATATCGTGCCCTGTCCTGGTATCATCTAAAACCCCTGTAGGCTTCATACGCAATGGAGAACATGGCGTACCAAATACCTCAAAAGATTTTCCTTGGCAATCTCCAGACATTATTATAACATCTTTACCAATAGTATTTTGGATAAATTCCTTTATCTCTAAACTATTACCTGGGTGACTACCTTCAAATTTTTGCTGAATAGACATTTCATCCACTTCACCTTCACCTACATAACCAGGCTTTTGTTTTTTTGGAGTCATGTATACCTGAAGCATACTAGCTCCAGCTTTCATTACAAAGTTTCCTTCGTATAAAATTCCACTATCGTTTCGTACTGGCCAAGACAAAATATCATCTACAAATAATAAAGTTACATTGGCATTTTTTGGTTTAGCAGAGCCAGGGGAAATTCCCCCCGGACTTGCTACTGATTTTCTAAAATATGGCATCTTAATTTTTTAAAGATTAATTTATAATTATGCTATCGTTCTTTCAGACTCGTACCACATACCACCAACTTTTACTAAAGTTATTGTATTTGCTTTACTAGCTAAAACAGCATCTTCTGTTACGGAAATTTTACCTTCTACATCGGTTACTGTAAACTCAACATCTACCGTATCAGTACCATAAATAGTAACCGTACTACCTTCTACACCTTTCAATATTTCTGCTAGTGTAGTATCGGCTTCCCCAATAAAATAGAACACATCGCTTTCGCTTGCATCTATAGTATCTGAATCAAAATTAGTATCTGTTGCTGCTGCAGTAGCTGGACCAGTAGTTCTGCTTAATTCTACAATAGAACCATCTGCTTTCACATACAACGTTAATGTACCACCGCTTTTTAAATCAAAAGTGGCACTAACACCAATATTACCTGTAGAATTTACATTCTTAGTAGCAGCCATACCGGTATTACCAATAATTTTAATTAATTGTCCTGGTGCTGCACCTTTAATTTGAGTAACTGGTGTTTTCCAACCCGCATCTACTTGCATTACATTAAATTTTGCTTCAATTTCTCCAGTTTCATCATCAAAAACAGGAATTGCAAAATCATCATGGAAAATTGGCACATCATTAGACCAAACTGTTTGCACTTTAAATTCTAATGGATCCCCTTCTTTTAATTTATTTCCAATATGAATTAAACGAACACCTTGCTTATAATCTGCCCAGATGTAAATCATTCTCTTTAAGTACTCAAAATGATACAGAGATTTCTCTTTTGGAACATTCTCTAATAATTCAATATTATCATCGAACGTAACAAACATAAAATCTAAACCTTCTAAATCTACCAAAGATTCAAACTCACACGTAGGGTATCCTTTTGGATAAGGAGGCACTCCTTTATAATCTGTTTGTGTAGCATGTATTTGCTCATAACGCTTATCGTAAGCAGTTAACCAAGCTGGAGATAAGTAAAATTTTAAATTTGGATTTCTACGCACATCTAATGGCAAACTTTCCATAAAAGCATCTACATAATCTACAATATTAATTGTAGTTGGTGTACCAAGCTTAAATGCTTTATATTTTTTAGTAACATCTCTACCTTTAAAAAATTGGTACAATAAACCATCTTGTCTGTTTATAAACTTACCTGCTACAGTAGCATCATCTGGAGTAGCAACATGTACCCCTTTAATGGTCGAAATTCTATCTTCTACTCTTGCTTTTTTGTCCAGCTCACCAACTAAAAATCTTACGAAAGAAGTTTTGTAAGGCTGAGAACCTTCTTTATTCATAAAATTTAACCAAGAAGCTTCAATCTTTTGTAAATAGTGACCTACAAACTCAATATCTATTTGAACAGGGAAAATTTGACCTTCTTCTGGCTGAATAGATTGCTTGTTTTTTGGTAACCAAGGTAATTTACGAGCTTGCGAAATTTCTGCAGATACTATAAAGCCATCACTAACCTTATCATCTACATTTAAACGCTTTGGCCAAAAGGATGGTAACCCAAAATTATCTCTGTGTAACGATTTAATTTCGTCTGGATTTTCTCTAAAGTATAAATCTAAATCGCCATTTAGTTTATTTACAGTAGTAGAATCCGTAAAATCAGTAGCATCTGTAGTTAAACCAGCTGCTCTTTGGTTCCAAGCTCTACCTTCAAAGGCATTATAAGCTTCGTTACCACCAAATAAATGCGTTTTGCTATTCTTCATTTTTGCTCCAATTTGTAAACCTTCCGCAACTGGAGAATCTCCTTCAGGGGTATTAATTAATTTTTCAATCTGAGCTTTCTGCTGGCGCATAGTCTCATTCATTGCACTTAGTTGTGTTGCCACATCACCTTCTTTTACTTTATTATCAATCTCATTCTCAGTAAGATTAGTATTCTCTTGTAAAGCAGTTCTAAGTTCATTTTTTAATCGCTCTTCTCTTTGCGATTCTGATTCCATGTTAGATAAATCTTTGTTAAACTGATTCATCATTTCATTGTAATCTTCTTCGGTTGCCAAAAAACCTAACATTTGAGTTTTTTGCTCTTCGCTAAAAGCAACTTTTTTTGCTTCGCCATCTATAGGAATTTCTTCAATACCTAAGAGTTGCTGTACTAACATTGCCATTTTTGCGGCTAATTTCCATTTCATGGTTTTTAATAATTAAGGGTTTATAATAATAATCGTTGTAATTCGTTGCTTGCTGCCAGTTTATTTACCATTTCCATGGCATCGGAAAAACTACCAATACCATCTATCATTCCATTTCCAATAGCTAAATCGGCATCATACGTTTTGCCATTTAAAACGCCAGGCGTTTCTACAAGGTTTGGTCTACCAGTACGTACTGCAGACTGAAACTTTTTTGCAATTGGTGATAAATGTTCTTCTATAATTTTGGAATAGTCCCCTTCTAGAGCTAGTCTAAAAGCTTCGTTTTTATTTGCAGATTCTGGAGGATATATTTCATGGAACTTAATTCCTTGCTTTTCCCAATACGGTTGCGCATCCCTGAAGGTACTTACAACTCCTACACTGCCAAAGCGTGCAGACACATCATTATCTGCCATTATGTGATCGCAAACGGCACAGGCTGTCCAATAATGAAGAGACATGCAAGCATCTGCTAAACCAACAATAGGTTTTGTTTTTGTTTTAGCAAACTGTAAAAATGGACCTATAGCACTTACAGCGCCTCCAGGACCATCTATAGTAAATATTATTCCTTTTATATTCGGATTTTTATCGGCCTGTTCTAAAGCTGCAGATATTTCATCGGCACCATACGTACACCAATCGCCATATTTTATAACAGCACCCATCATAGAGACTACTGCTACAGAATTTTCAGGAATATCTATAAAACCATCTTCATCGGCTTTTACAACATTCCCACGATTATCTATAATTTTAACCAGGGCATCGGTACTGTTTTCTATATCCAGAACATCGCCTTCAATAATTTTTTTTACTTGCGGAGCAAAGCCCAAAAGGTACGTTGGTTCTAATAACCACGTTCCTCTTATAACGTCTGATAATAACTGATTTACTTTCACACTACGAAAGTGGACAAAAAAGACTATTAAACTTGTAACACCATTTTAGAAGTTATATACTTTGTTAGCCATTTTATGCTGAAACCTACTTAACTTATTTTCTTTCCCAGTTTCTCTATAATACAAAACCCTAAGAGCTTCGTTATCAAAACCAAGCTCTAATAATTCGTATTTATCCATAAATCTATTTATTGCAGCCCTAATGTTTCCACATTTTGCATCATCTTTGGCGCTAGAAACATAATATATAAATGCGGTCCTGAAAATATCTTCAAAAAAACCGTTTACAACCTGATTATCGCTTTTAGAAAAGTATAGTTTTTCATAAATATGTTTGTAGCTCTTATACAAAGAAGACTCATATTTCATACCCCCAAGTCCCATTTTAATAGAAAACTGAAGCTTATAATCGTAGGTAATACCAGGAGAATTTGGCTCTACACATACTTTTTCATCATAACGGGCATGCACCATGGTTATAATTCGGCAGAGACTAGAACGCCTATTTAGTTTTATGGCCTTAGTTTTTAAACCAGGCATTATAACCGTTTGTTCGGATTTAAATTCGTCGAAAAGGAAAGGAACTAAATGATCCCTTAACTTAAAAGGTTCTAATTCTTTCATTTCCATTTCTAATTGCAATACGCACATTTAATTCATTGTTATAGTATTAAAACCACAACTGTAACGGCACCCGTAACTATGCCAACACACACCTTTAATCTATATAATCATAACCCCAACCGCTTCTTTTGTCTCCTGGTTAAATTCTCTATTGGTAGGCAAATGGAATCCTTACTCTTAGTTACTATAGTGCTTTTAGCTTCTGTCGTAACAGGAAGATTAGCGTGTAGAGATTCTATTTTTTTAAATTTATTCTCTACATCGTTTTTAATATTCGTTTCTGTTTTAGTCGTTTCTTGCCTAATACTTTCTATTACAATAGGCTTTAATACTAAAGAAGTGTACACTCCAAGTCCTGAAAACATAACAGCTATTAATACTATCATTTGTAATACTACTTTCCAACGCATAATTTTTATTTATCTAATTTTCTATATTCCAGCAATCTGGATTTTCTGTATGCCGATATTTTAACCTGATTAGATTGATTACCTCCTAACACATATACATAGTATTTACTTTCCCTTATAAAAAAACCCACATGACCTTTCCAACTTTTTGGACTTTCACGCCAAAAAACTGCAATATCCCCTATTTGTGGTTTACCTAATCTTTTATGACCAACGCCTAACCAACTACGTGCATTTAATTTTCCAGTAAATTCTAAACCTGATTTTTTACATACCCAATTTACAAATGCCGAACACCATGCCGTTTCATCTTTTAATTTTGAACCATCAAAACCAATTTCATTGAAGTAATCTAAAATTTGTAGATTGTCTCCTTTTCCAACAATTTCTTTTTGTCCAATTTGCGATAATGCTAATAGTATGTGTTTCATCTACCTATAATTTAAACAACCAAAGAAAAAATTCATATGATGCCACAAAAGCCACAATAATAAATACCATCCATTTTATAGGTGCGGACTTTCCTCTGTTTAACCATGCAAAAAATTTATCTAAATATTTCATAATTTTTGTTTGTTTTTAAATGTTAGATAATACACTTCTTTTGAACTCAAAAATTGTTTTTCTTAAGTTTGGATTTATTTTTTTTGGATTTACAACATCAAAATTCAAGCTTACTAAATGATATACTTTTGTTTCATTTTTAACTAAACACAAAGCACAACTTTTTATTCCCATTGTAGACATGTATTCTCCATCTATTCCTTTTAAGTTTGGTTCATTTTCAGCATCTGGAACATATATAAACATCTTGTCTCTAGCCTGTTCATTTAACCATCTAAATCCCGAATTAATCAACACAGGTTCTTGATAATCCGTGCCTATAGCAAATGATGTGCTTCTTAATACTGCCAAATACCATTTTTCGACATTTCTTAAATCTTCACCTGAATCATGTATTACATAGTAATTTGCACCTATACAATGCTCTAGAGATTCTACGGAATGATGTGCGGCACTTTCTATATTTTTAAATGCTCTTTCTGCAAATTCATCTTTTACACGTTCAATTTCATTTTTAAGTTTTTCTTCTGCTTTATTGCTTTTAGCCTTTAAAAATTTATCTAGTAGTTCTGTTTTAAAAATAAAGTATAAAAAAATACCTATTAATACTACTGTAAATACTTGCCATGTATCGAGAGATTTTAAAACCTCGATAATACCTTCTTCTTTATCCATGCTAATCTTTATGCTATTAATGTTCCGTATAAGGTCTTAACCATTTATGGTAAGGTATTTGTATTAAAATTGCACCTAGCAAATAAAACACTAATTGGTCGTGAGCTTCTGCTATATTATAACCAAATGGTTTTATATCATTTTCTTTCATGTTGTCTAACCAAAAATCTAAAAATCTTACAATAAAATAAGTAGTAGCTATTGCCGCCATAGTGTCAATCCAATTTTCTTTAATCCAAATTTTATAGCTAAAATCATGATTATGACCCAAAGCTTTACATTTAGATTTTCTAATTAACCAATAAACTCTCTTTGTAACTAAAGTACCTATTAGTGCAAATAATAATCCCCACAAATGGAAGGCTAACTCGTGATGTCCTGTAAAATAATTTGTTTCTTCCATAACTTAAAATCTTCGTCTATTAATGATTGATTGGTATTGTATTAAACTTGGTAAATTGGGTATTGAAATTCCTGTTTTTTCTAGTCTATCAAAATCGCCTGCTATATAAGCAGACCAAATTTCAAAAGCATTGTATCCCGCATTATTTATTACTTTATAGGTTCCAAAATCCCAATTAAGAATAATATCCCCAGAATCATTAATTCCATGTGTTGTTTCAAAAGAATCTGGTATACCATTCCAATTTGTATCTGTATAAAAAGAATTTGAAGGAATAGAAGGATGGTTCCAATTAGCTTGAACAGTTCGTGGATTTGTACCATTTTCTATAGCATCTAAATAGTATTCATCTACACTATCATGGCTTACAACAACATCACCAGAACTGTTTACGCTTCTATTTGCTCCGACCTCTCTATCTATAATTAATTCTTGATAAGCTTCTAAAGCTGTTATAGGTTCATAACCAAAATTTGGTGAAACACTTAATCTTGTATTTCTAAATAATGAGCTAGGTAAAGGATTGTGACTTGTGTCAAAATAATTCCATAATATTTGATTGTCTGCTTGTAAATCTGTAAAATCTCCAGGTATATAGTTTCCTTCTGTAAATATACTAGGTGGGTGTGGGTGAGTAGACTGTAACTCTTGATAAACATTACGCTCATAAGTTGCAATTGATCCAGAATTTGGACCTTTCTTATAATAGTTATATGCTACATCTACGGTAGGGGCACCAACTAAATTAGTAAGCCTGTATTGCCAGTCATAAATTACATTATTATAAATACGACCATACATATCCGTGTCCCCTGCAAAATTTGGAGTGCGATGCGTAACACCTACATATACATTTTTATGCCAATTTACCTCCCCACCATAACCTGCATTAGGATTAGTTTTACCTATAATTGAACCTGTGTTGTGTCCGTCAATACATTGCCCAATAATGTTATACTGGCTGATAACCGTAGTCTGCTTACTTACGTCATCAAAACCAACTGAGAACGTTTCATCAGCAGCCCAAGCAAAAGAACTATGGTCAACTATACCACCTTTAGTCCAATCTCCCCAAATAGTTAATGCATCATAATTCGTTGTAACATCTTTACCGACTCTAGCCTTTAAAAAACGTATAGATACATTGTCCATTTCCCCCAGCCACATACGACTATTTGTAAAAGCAAAACCACCTTCGGGGGCTAAATGTCCATGATACCCAAAATTACCACCTGTATTTGTAAACATAGAACTAGTAGCAACTGTGTTTCCTGAGATTCTAGGTATTATCTGCATACCTACTATACCTGTATTTAAAGAACCTCTTAGAGTACCTGTATAGTGTTCTTCTGTAGAAGCTGTGGCAGATACAAAATTAGCTATGCTTGAATCAGATAAATCTGTTATAAAAAATTTAACACCTCCACGACCTCCTGTAATTATTTCCGCTCTTTCTCCCCAAGCATCTGGAAAAGCTTTTAGAGTGTTTAAAATAACTGTTGGTGTTCCTGTGTTTGTTTGATATTCATAAGCACCTAAATCTGGAAGCCCTGCAATAACATTTCCTTCAAAATCTAAAATTCTATCTGGATCAGCAACTCCTATATTTATTACACCAGAATTAGATTGTAAATGATAATCTGTAGCAGAAACAAATAAAGGGTCTAAAGAAGTTATATTTGCTGCAGAAGGCGTATTACTTGAATTAAAGAAATTACAATATTCATAAGTTATACTCCCTGTATGTGAATTAGGATTGTAAACTAAATTACCTGTTTGGTTTATAAATATAGAATTTCTAACAGTAAAATCTGTAATATTTACATACTGACCAAGACCTAAATTTTGACCATCAAATACACAGTTTAGAATTTTGTTGCCTGTAGCGCTTAAAGTACTTGTGTTTAAATTAACGTCATCATTTATTTGAAATACTCTTCCTGTGCCTGTAAAAATGGTATTCATAACAAGATTATCATCAGGCATCTTGTCTCCATCTCCGTCATTTTCCGCATTATTATTGAACACTACACAAGCAAAATCACCTTCTACCGTACCATTTTTAACAATATTATCATGCGCACCATTATTGAATGAAATTTGAGAACGCTCTCCAAATAATTCAAAGTTTTCTATTGTGTTATTAAAAGAAGAAGTTCTATTTATTTGAATTGCAGAATTATATCCAATTACACCATTTACATTATAATTACTACCAGATTTTATACAAAAAACTCTAGAACCATGTCCGCCTGTCCAATCTCTTTTTGATTTAGAATTTGTTACAGAACCGCCAGTACCATCACCTTTCATAACAAACATATAATCTGTCTCGTGATTTGTAGTAGCATAAGCATAATTGTTAGAAAATGTATTACCAAATCCTTCATCGAAAAAACCTTCTGCGGTACAATCATTTGCATGACTATTTGTAATTGTGTTACTATCTCCTAAAATTACAAAACCTCTACCTGTATAATCTAAATCACCTACAGAACCTAATTCTTTTGCTACACAATTATCAATTGTATTATTGTTACCATCTATTTGAAACGCTATGTTTGAATTGGTTACTAAAATATTATGAAATTCTACATAATCTCCGTTAATTTCAATAGCATTAAAGGTAGTTAAGCTGCTGCCTGAAATGTTAGGCATATTACTATTTGAAATTAAATCATCGTCTGCAAATGTTGAATATTCCTGACTAATTATATCGTTTACATTTGTTGTGTAACCTACAATCTTAATATGACTAGAACTTGTTCCAGAATTATTATAATTAAGCTTAGAAGTTATGTTGTAATCCCCTGATTTAATATAAACAGTCATTCCAGCTGTGGCAGATGTAGATTGTTGCAAAGTCCAAGCCGTCGCATCACTTAATCCATCACCACTACCTATAGCTGTTTCGTTTACAAACCTATCTTGACTTATAATTACATTAGTAATTAAAAATAATATATATAGTAGTTTTTTCATTTTTATTGCGCTTCTGCTGAGATTATAAATTCCATTGTGTCACCTACATTACCGCCTGTATTTCCTTCTCCGTAAATTTGTAAAAAGATAGTTCCAGAGCCATCCACAGTAACCACATCTTCTAATATATCGCCTTGCCAAGTTGTATTGTCTAAATCAGTACGATTTGTAAAGCCTGTTCCTCCAGATATTAATCTATATCTACCTTCAGTACCCACCGTCATTCTGTAGTCAAGTAAAATCTTAACTGTTCCAGTGGTCGGAACATCAAAAGTTATACCTATTCTATCAGCTCCCCCTGTAGCATTAGAAGTAGTTGAGCCTACATAACTTTTACCGTAACCATTGTCCGTATTAGCAACACTAGAAATTGTTGCAGTTCCGTTTAAACTAATAACAACATTAGATGTAGACGCTACGTTATTAGCTTCATCGGGAGGGAATGAAAATGCCATACCATCAATTAATTCGGCATTAGCACTATTATCATTAGGGTGTGGTAAGGTATTAGCCACTATCTCGCAAGTACTTTTTACATAATAAATATCCCCACCAACTGTTTTTTTATTAATTATAGTATCATCAAAATTAGTACACTTTAATTTTTCATTATCATGTAAAAATGCCCTTTCTTTATTTTCATCATAAGCAGTACCTCTAAATTTATAATTAGTGTCTGGTATTAACTCATAATCTACTGTAGTTTCTTCTCCTTCAAAAATTGCTATTCTTGTTGTAGTAATTCCAGAACCAAAAGTTACAGAAGTTGCTCCATTTACTATATTATTATTTCTAGCAGAAATGTCTAAAGAATTTATAAAATTGTTGTTTGATGCATCGATGTCTCCAGAAGTTAAATCCATGTATACGTTTTCGCCTGATAAGCCTGAGCCTCCTCCATTTATATCATCCAAATAAGCTACCGTACCATTTTTATCAGGAAAGTTAACGATTCTAAGAGCTGAATTTGTAAAATCAAAAGAAATACCATTAGTGGCGTTTCCTGAATAACCATTAGATTTAAAATACCTTAATTGCCCCGTTGAAGTAGCTGTTAATGAATGAAGATTTGTCAATGAGTTCGATTGTTTATCATAAGGAAAAAAAGTTAATTGCCCTGTACCCGCTGTACCTCCTGTAGTTACTCCATTTTTTCCAATAGATAAACCACCTTCAAAATTATTAAAAGTATTGAAGTCATTAACCTCATTTAATTTAGGGGTTCTAGTATATAAATCATCTAAACCACTCTCTACTGTTGGTTGTGAATTATTTGTATAAGGTACTTCGATTGCTGTTTGGTTACTTGCTGTTATAGCGTTGTCTACATAACCTTTAGGAGTTAAATGATTGTCCGTTGAAGGAGTACTGGAGTTTGGAACGGTTGGCACAACCCCTAAAGACAAACTAGTTGGACTTAAAGAAAACAGACCTGTTCCGTCATCATCTATATCTAGAGAATTACCTCCTAAATCAATAACTCTACTCTCGATTAATGTCTGGTCTACTTCTGACAAAGAATTGTCTGTGCCGCCTGCTACCAAATTACTTAAATCGACCGTACCAGAAGTAGGTAAAACAATATCAACAACCTCTGTGGGTGTTCCTGTAAATTGATAGCCTTCATTTTGTAACCCGGGAGACATCCATCCAAAATTATTACCGTTAAAAAACGTTCTACCATTGC